TTAGATACATTAGCTGTATCCTCAAAACCCTGAACGTTAGTACGGATCCATCTATGGGCGTACCCGTTAGGTGCAGGTGGTGCATCCAAACTGGATGGTGGAGTCCAAAGTTTTTTTGCTTCTTTTGAAGCTTTTTTCTCTGACTCCCGTGAAGTTCTATTAATTGTACTCATACTATTTATCCTCCTTCACGTATCTAGCGTATTCCTCTAGTGGCACCCCTAATCGTTTAGCAATAGCTACCTGTGATTTGGTGAGTTTCACAGTTCTGCGTCCCTGTTGACTACGACCTGCCGAGGCTACCGTTTGGACGGGTTTAGGTGTCTCTTTTTTTGGCTCGTCAGTAGTGTTATCAAAACTATCAGGAAAATACTTCCTAAGTCTTGAATTAACTTCATTATAATACTCATCACTGTCCACTTCAATACCCTCTTGTGAAATATTGTTATGAATTGTAATAGCAGCATTAGTCATGACTTCATCAGTTCCAAACCATTTATTATCCTCTGCCCACTTCTTTGCTTTTGGAGTAATTTGTGGCATAGAATCTGATGTTCCGCTGTTTGAGGTATCAGCTTGTACGTTTTTTTGTTGTTTATTTTCTTCTTCAAGCTTCTTTTTTTCTTCACGATTTTGTAACTCTAATCTTGCTTTTTCTTTTTCTACAGCTAATTGAGTTAATTTATCGTTTGCTTCCATAATTTGTGAAGCATCTTGTTTTTCGATAGCTTGTTGAAGAGCTACTTTGACCTGTTCTCTTTGAGCATCCACTCTAGCATCTAATTCCTTAAGATACTGTTCGTCTGTGGTATTTAACTTTTTGAGATTAGTATCAAATTTTTTCTTAACACCCTCTGCATATTCTAAAGCTGCTTTTTCTCTTCGTTCAGCTTCTTTTTTTTGAAAGACAAGTTTATCAATTCTTTTTTGATAATCTCTTCTAGATTCTTGCAGGTTGGGTTTTTCTTGATCAGATTTTGTTTCAACCTTATCTTTTACTTCAACTTCTTTTTTTTCGTCTTCAGTAATTTCAATATTAGGTTTATCCTTTTTATCATCTGATGGTTTACTATGATCTGTATACTCAAGATCAACTTCGCCTAAATTAAGATTAGGCTCTTTTTTTTCTTCAGTCTTATCTTCAACTTCGACTTTTTCTTCTTTTAAGCCATCAGTATCTAATTCGACTTCTTTTTCTTTTGCTAATAGAGCTTCCGCACTATAGTCTTTTGTTTCTGCCATTTTAATCCTCCTTTAGAATAAGTGGAGAATATCTTCTGGCTTTCCTATAGTTCCTATAATTTCGTCATCATTGAGTATACGGTGCTCACCATATTTCGTTTGAAATCTACTTCCAGAGTATCTGCCGTAAACGACAAATTCACCTTCTTTACACCAAGGTCCCTTTGGAAATTTTTCTTTATCCTCATAGCAGAGATCACCCATTTTTACGACTAATCCAACGACTGTAGTCATTTGAATTTTATCTTGGGTTTCATCTGCAAGT